GCAGAAACACTCGCGGGTATAGCCCTTGTAAAGAGTGCCGTAGATGGTATCAAATCTGCAATAGGAACCGCCAACGACATTGGAGACATAGCAGGTTACATAGATAATCTGTTCGAAGGCGAAAAGCAGGTACAGCAAGTCCGTAACAAAAAAGCGGGTAACGTAAGTATTGGGGACCAGTTTGGCGTAGATACTGTTGCTCGTGATGTAATTGATGCACGTATCGCTGCAGAAAAACTCCAAGAAGTAGCTACGATGGTTGACATGCGGTTTGGTCCGGGAACTTGGAAGGGTATAGTCATTGAACGAGCTAATCGTATCAAGGCTGCAAAGGAAGCTGCAGCAGCAGCCCGAAGAGCAGAAAGGCTAAGACAAGAAGAAATGATGGAGAACATCAAGGTAGTGGCTCTGATAGTAATGGTTTTTGCAATCGGTATTGGACTCCTGATAGCGTTGATGGTTTCTACTGCATCTGCCTTCATTAATTAAATTCTTGACTAAACTTCAAAATTTGTATATAATACTTTTGAAGGGAACACTATGAAACAACTTGCAATAGACGCACTGCGTTACAGATATGAGGCACAGAAAAAAAGTGCGAAATATATTCTCACAAATTACTTCCAAAATCCAGCAGCTATTGGGGAGCATCCTGACCTTCTTGAAGAAATGGACAAAGCTATTGGAAGCTGGGAAGAAGCTAACAGTAAGCTTCAAGCTTTGGATGACATTACAGATGAAGGGTATCCGTCCCTGTTTGACTAATTACCTTGCACTGGGTTTGCTAAATTGCGGCAAGCCCTTTACTCGTGTAGGGAATTGGTTTTGGAAGTTGCACTGCAAGGTTATTCGTCGAGACAGATAGTGAAGACTGTTATTTATCGGCACCAGAGACTAAAGCCATACAACTTGAGACACACTTCTTCACCCCCTTTGTTACTAAAAGAAAAACAACTAAAATTAATAAGTGAAACAGACTCGTTAAAGAAATACGTTATCATAGGAAAATAGGGCAATGCCACAATTACAGTCTGGTTCCAAGTTTCGTACCGAAGTTGTGGCGTTAGGTTCTACGGATAAAACAAACGTATACACGGTACCTGCTAATTTCTCTTCTCATTTAGAAAACCTCTTTGTAAGTAACAATCACACGGGTAATGTGACGTTGAGCCTACATCTTTTTCACGCAGACGACAACACAGAGTATACACTAATGACTACTTACAACGTTTCTGGGGGTTCTTACGAATCAATTTTTACAGTAGACAAACCCTTATATCTACATGCAGGTGACATTATTAAGTGTACAGCAGGTACGGCAGACAAGTTGGTTGTAACCACATCTTGTGAAGAATTTTTTGACGCGGCTCGACGGGCCTAACTTAGATACGATAGGAGACACAAATCATGGCGATTACAACTGCAATGTGTAGTAGCTTTAAGCAAGAACTTCTGGGCGGTACACATGATTTGGATTCCGACAGCATCAAGGTTGCGTTAATTAAATCATCTATGTCTGGTACTTACAATGCTGCTACCACGAACTATTCAGATGTGACGGGGAATAGCGACGAAGCCAGCGGAACAAACTACACTACAGGGGGCCAAGTACTAGATAGCCCTGCTATTTCTTTGAGCGGAACCACTGCACTCGTTGATTTTGCAGACGAAGTATTTTCAAACGTAACAGTATCAGCAGATGGCTGTATAATCTACAATGCTGGGCAGAGCAACAAGGCTATTGCTGTTGTTGACTTTGGCGGCACAGTTTCAGCAACCGCTGGTAACTTAACGATTCAGTTTCCGGCAGCAGATGCATCTAACGCCATAGTCCGTATTGCGTAAGGAGTAGCTATGGCAGTCATAGCACAGTCTGCAAGATATGGCTCTGGTTTATTCGGTGTATCAAAGTTTGGAGTTACAAATCTATCTAAGGTTCTTACGGGTGTAGTAGGCACTACTAACACACCGTCGCTTACGCAGACTCACACCTCTAATCCCACTCTTACTGGTGTTTCCGCAACAACGTCGTTGGGTGCTGTAGAAATATTCATTGTTGTAGACGTTGTGGGAGTGTCTGCCACAGGTGCTGTAGGTTCAGTAGGAACATCTACTTCAGCCGGTTTGTCTGGTATTCAGGGAACATCTGCTGTAGGCACTATAAGCACCACAGCAGTTGTATTTAATTATAACGCGGTTCGTGACTTATACGATAGACGACGCACTGTTAATATTGAGAGAGCAGCCTGATGCCGCTAACAAGCTTTGAACGAACAGTACTTGTAGTGTTGGACCCCAGAGTTGTCCTCATTGAAAGTATTGGCAACAGCTTTACCCGCACAGTTTACGTGGAGTAATTTATGTCTTACAAATGGCCCTTTAAAGACCCCGGAGAAACACTCGACTACAGTATAGACTGGTCGAGATTTCTTGGTTCCGCAACTATTTCTTCAGTTGTGTGGTCTGTAGAAACTAGTACGTACTCTACTCGTACTGTTTTAGCAGCCGGAGAAGACCTGACTACTGCATCTAGTTCGGCAGTAACTGACAGTATCCAGAATGTTTCCCAAACAAACACTAATACGGTGGCTACAATAAACATAGCAAGCGGCGTTAACACAAGAGACTACACTTTCTTTTGTACTATAGTAGATAGCACGGGCAGCACAGCAATCCGTTCGGTTAACTTAAAAGTGAGGACACGGTAAAAGATGGCGTATGATTTTCTCAGCTTAACCAACGATGTTGCTAAACGTTTAAACGAAACAGAATTAACATCCACGAACTTTGCTGCTGCAGCAGGATTTTACTCTGCAATTAAAGAGGCTGTGAACTCTGCAATTCGACATGTTAATCAGTCTCATTTTGGCTGGCCCTTTAACCACAACGTTTACGAACAAACCTTAACTGCAGGTATAACTCGCTATCCTATCCCAACGCAAGCAAAATACGTAGACTTCGACACTTACAGAGTTCGCCGTAACACTACTCTGGGCGTAGGACGAGCGCAACATTTAACACAGTTATCCTATGATGAATATGTAGACATATATATTGACCAAGAGGATGAGACAGACGTTACAAAGGGGGCAGCACCTCAATTCGTATTTCGAACACAGAATGCAGAATTTGGTGTAGTTCCTATGCCTGACAAAGCATACCAAGTCGATTTTGAATACTTCATGGACCCCGTTGACTTAATTCTCAATACAGATGTTCCTACAATTCCAGAACGGTTTCGTCACGTTATTATTGATGGTGCCATGTACTACGCCTACATGTTTCGTGACAACATAGAGATGGCTTCAGTGTCACAGCGCAAATTTGATGAAGGTATCAAGCAGATGAGAACTGTAACTGTCAACGAAAACGTTTACATGAGAGCATCGTAGAGTATGCCGGACCGTTGGCAAACATACGCCATCGAATTTAAGGGTGGCCTGATTACGAACCTGTCTCCGTTGCAGCATGGTGTTAATGCTCCGGGGTCTGCTCGTATCCTGCGTAACTACGAGCCTTCTGTTCAGGGGGGTTATCGAACAGTCTTGGGGTACTCCAAGTACGACAGCAATTTGGTTCCCCCGTTTGGTACACCGCTGGTTCATGCAGGGTCGCAGTCAGGAACAACTCTTGTAATCGGAAACCTGTACACCACACCCGTTGCAGGGGATACCTTTACTATAGCGGGGGTAACCGGAACGTACACAATTGCTGGAAGTGGCGTTAGTTTTAGTTCTACGAACAAACGAGCCACTCTAACTTTAACGTCTTCGCTTGCAAGTAGTCCCGCCGACCAAGCTGCAGTAACCTTCACATCTGGTGCGGGTATTATGCAGGGAGTTCATACCTTTGAAAGCGCAGTAATTGCAGCACGAGGGGATGACCTGTTTAAATCAACAGGGTCTGGCTGGTCAAAGATAAACACGCCCAGCTATGGAACAGTGCTAGTAAATGCAGGTTCACAGACCGGAACGAGCTTAGACGTTGACGGCATAACCGGAACACCCCAAGCAGGTGATACTTTTACTATTGCAGGTGTAGCTTTAATATACACCCTAACAGCCACCCCATCAATAACCAGCGGTGGCGCAACCTTCGCTATCAATCCCGCCCTGAACAGCAGCCCTGCAGACAATGCTGTAATTACATTCCGTAGCGTAGACCGTTCAGGAATGGCTCGACACAGGTTCGCAAACTTTAATTACAGCGGCACTGACTTTATGGTAGGGGTAGATGGAGTTAATGTACCGTTTATTTATGATGGAAACACCTTTACAGCCCTAGACGGTATTCCTACAGAGGGCGTTGGAGCTAGCCACGTTGCAGACTTTAAGAACCAACTGTTTTTTGCAAAGGGTTCAAACCTCGTATTTACTTCCCCTTACACTTCTACTGATTTTTCTGCAGCCAATGGTGCGGGAACATTAAATGTAGGTAGTGCAATTACAGGGTTGATTATTTTTAGAGAACAGCTTATAATATTTAGTGAGAGGTCTATCAAGCGATTAGTTGGAAACACCATTGCAGACTTTCAACTACAACCCATCACTCTTGATACAGGCTGTACAGAAACAGATACAATTCAAGAGATTGGTGGGGATATCCTTTACTTAGGACCAGATGGGATTAGAAGCCTGTCTGCAACTGAAAAGATTGGGGACTTTAATTTAGCAGTTGCATCAAAAGTTATACAGGATGATGTAACAGACTTTGTAACTGCCCACACCTCTTTTAGCAGCGTAGTCATCAGACCAAAGAGCCAGTATAGACTTTTGGGATACAACGCTAGTTTTACTGAATCTTCATCACGGGGTATTGTGGGTTCTCAAGTAGAACAGGCAATTAGCTGGGCAGAAATCAGAGGGTTCAAGGCGCATGTTGCCAGCAGCAACTTGTACGAGGGAACAGAAACCATCGTATTTGCTAATGACAACGGGTATGTTTACAAGATGGAATCTGGGAACAGCATGGACGGGGCTGACATCTTCTCCACCTTTGCAACACCCTTCATACCCATAAATGACCCTCGTGTTCGCAAAACCATATACAAGTTATTTTTGTACGCAGACCCAGATGGCAGTTTAATTAGTGAAGTAAACTTACTGTTTGATTTTAATGATTCAAATGTAATTCAACCCGCTGCTTTTAATTTCAACAACACATCGGGGTCAGGTGTTCCAGCATTCTACGGAACCGCCGTTTACGCAACAAACACCTACGGCGGCACAGTACAGAAATTATTTGAAAGCCAGACAGTCGGTTCTGGGTATGTTGTTTCGGTGCAGTTTCGCACAAACTCGACAAACGCACCACACTCACTAGACGCAGTTACGCTCGAATACGGCACTTACGGGCGGCGATAAAGGAAGGATATAAAGATGGGTCAGGGCTATACAAGGAATGACACCTCTAACAACATAGCAGACGGAAACGTTATCAACGCCTCTGATTTGGACGGCGAGTTTAACGCGGTAGATGCTGCTTTTAACGAATCTTCGGGACACACTCACGACGGCACGGCTGACGAGGGTGCGCCTGTTACTGTCTTGGGTCCGGTGCAAGACTTTGTTGCAAGTGCCACAGAGATTAAACCGAAAACCAGCAACACCCTAGACATTGGCACGGCCTCTCTGCAGTTCAAGGATATGTATCTCGACGGTATTGCCTACATAGATGGCTTGGGCGAGGACATCCTAGTTGCAACAGATAAGAAGGTGCAGTTCCGCGACACTGCTCTGTTTATAAATTCTAGCACGGACGGTCAACTTGATATTGCTGCGGATACAGAGGTA